ATTATCGCTCACAAATACTATGGCGATTCAAACTATGCTTGGATCATTACATTGTTTAATGAAATCCACGATGTACGTTTTGATTGGCCACTCTTTGATCAAGACTTTGAAAATTACATTAGAGAAAAATATGGAAGTATTCCTGCAGCGCAAGCGCAGGTAAAAGCATATTACTGGGTTAAATCTCCTGATACTGTTTTAAATGACGGAACACGTATTTTAGCAAAAGAGTTTGTTGTTGATCAAACGACATATAATACATTACCTGAGTCAAATCGTAGAACGCAAACGATGTATGATTGGGAAGAAGAACAAAACGAATTAAAAAAGAATATTCGTATTCTTGACGAAAGATATTTCGAGCAAGTATTTGAAGAAGTTGAAGCGATTCTTGAGGAAGTATAATGCCTGAGGGTTATAGAAACGCAGGTGATGTTGAATTAAAAACTCTCACACTCGTTACAAATGCTGGATTACAAATTGATCTGCTTAAACTGTTTCGTGAGTGGAGCGTTTATCAAGACATGTTCTCGCATTATTTACAAACAGATATTTTAATATTTGACGCTGCTGGGACTCTAAACGCTATCGGCGGTATTACTGGCGGCGAATTAATTATCATATCATACAGAACAGGCGGTCCAAACGATAAGACCAAATACAAAACTCATGTGTTTGGTGTAACAGAAATATCCAATAGACAAACCGTTGACGAGAAAAACGAAATTTATATTCTTTCTGGCGTTTCGATTGAATCATATCAAACGATAGACTCTAAGGTTTCAAGAGCATATGGACATCCGCAGCCAACCCTTGTAAGTCAAATGATTGATAGTGTTACAAAAGAGTTTATGCGAAAGCCACTTGAGCCACTGTATAGCGAACTTAGTTCTACTCTTAAATATAAAATCTCTAAAACATATGATATTGAAGAAACTAAAAATCGTCAGAAATTCGTGATACCAAATATGAGAATAGACGATACAATAGATTATCTGTGCAGAGAATCTATTTCAGATAAACCTGTTTCTCATTTTGTATTTTGGGAAGATGCTGAGAAATTTAATTTTAAAGATTTAAACACCCTTGTTTCTCAAGAACCAAGATATACATTTTCTTATGCTCCATCTAATTATGATGAGGGTAATAATAATGCCAAAGAAGAATATACAGACCCATTAAAGATTATTAATTATAATGTAGAGAAAGAATCTAGTTTATTTGACAATATTATGGGTGGATTATATAAGACGAAAACGGTCTCTATTGATATTCAGAGAAAAAAGAAAACAGAGACTATTTATGATTATTCTAAAATTTATGAAAAATTTAACAAATTACAACCATATTCTGTATTCGGAACCTCAAAAGATACAGCAATTGTGGAATTAAATACGACAAGATCTGGGCATGATTCTGATATATTTTTTGCATTAGAAAATCATATACCTAATAAAACATATCAAAATAAACCCAAAAGAAGATCGTTCTTTAAGCACATATCAAATAAAGTTTTAAGTGTAAGTATTCCTGGAAACTCTGAAGTGTTGGCTGGCGATGTAGTATATCTTAGCATTCCGCCAGCAACTAACATAGATGGAGTCGCAAAAAAGGAAGATAAATATCTAAGTGGAAAATACTTAGTCACAAAAGTAAGACATAAACACATTGAAGAAAACTTTACAACGTTTTTGGAATGTATTAAAGATACTGGGGTTGAAGGTAAACAACCCAGAATTCAACCAAGTCAATCTAAAGTAGTTCCAAGAGGATAATGAATGTTAAATTTTAAAGATTTCTTGACAGAGGGTGTTAATGACCCAGCGATCTTTAAAGCTGTATTCTTGGCTGGTGGTCCAGGAAGCGGTAAGTCATTTGTTGTTGGCAAAACTGCATTACCTTCTCTTGGATTTAAGGTTGTTAATTCTGACAATGCCTTCGAAACTGCTCTTAAAAAAGCTGGCTTAGAAATGGATCCAGAAACAATCTTTTCGAAACAAGGTCAATCTATTCGTGTTAGATCTAAAGAACTAACTGGTAAACAGATGAATCTTTATATTGCTGGTCGATTAGGATTAGTAATTGATGGGACAGGTAAAGACTTCGAAAAGATTTCAAGACAAAAGAAAATGCTTGAAGATATTGGATATGAAACCACTATGATATTCGTAAATACTGACCTTGAAACTGCACTTGCGAGAAATAATAAAAGAGCAAGGTCGCTTCCTGATGGTGTTGTTGAAAAAATGTGGAAAGATGTTCAAAACAATCTTGGGAAGTTTCAGTCAATATTTGGTCGTGGTGGTATTACTATCGTAGACAATTCAGATTCATCTGATGTAGAAAATGCCACAATGCGAGCCTATAAAACTATTTCAAAGTGGGCGAATCGTGAACCAAGAAATCACTTAGCCAAAAAATGGATTAAACAAGAAAGGGACAAATAATGCCTTTACCAAAGAAACAAAAATTTCTACAAGAAATCGTAGAACCAGAAAAGAAAATTCCTGAGCCAGTTCAAGAGGTTGAGGAAATTGTAGAAGAAACCCCACAAGTTTTACAAGAAATCGTTTCAGATGCGGTTGTTTGTGAAGTATGTGGTGGCGGCGAATGTGTCTGTGAAGATGAGTAATGCGCAACTTTATTGGGAAGAATAACTTTGTTTGGTTCATTGGAGTTGTTGAAGACCGTAATGACCCGATACGACTCGGAAGGGTTCGTGTCAGATGTTACGGTTGGCACACCGATGATAAAGCACAGATACCGACTGAAAGTTTGCCTTGGGCGACTCCAATGCAAGACATCACTTCGGCAGCGATCAGTGGTGTCGGCAGGAGTCCGACAGGAATTGTTGAGGGAACGTGGGTTGTCGGATTCTTCCTAGACGGAGAACAGGCGCAAGAGCCAGTCATTATAGGAACGATGGCTGGCGCTCCGTCTTCATTTGGTACTCCAAATGTTGGCTTTAATGACCCAAATCCAAGAACGGACGATAGTACTAAAAGCATTTATCCAAGATACACTAACGAAAGCGATGTGAATAGTCGTGCTAGAAATTCAGAGATCTTTTCAAAAAATGTCAATTCAACTATTAAAGAACCAGCTGATCCATATGCTGCTCAATATCCATATAATCACGTTTATGAGTCAGAGAGCGGACATCTCATTGAGATAGACGATACTCCCCTCCATGAGCGTATTCATATCAAGCACAGATCGGGAACCTTTGTTGAAGTCCATGCTAATGGCGATGTTGTAACACATCATAGTAATGGATGGAGAAGTGTTACTGGAAATGATAAAGTGCACATTACAGGGGATTTAGAAGTTTATGTTGATGGCAATGTTTCTTGGGTAGTTGGCGGAAACGAAACTCGTACAATCGCTGGTTCGAAAACTGAAACAGCTAATGTAGCAAATTTAACATATCAAAGTGGATTACAAACATATGTAACAGGCGATGTGGTCGCTGATGGAATATCCCTTGTAAATCATACGCATGGGCAAAATGACGGTAATGATGCTGGTGGTGGAACAGATACTAAACCACCAACCAAGTAATTCTGTTATAAATAGTCCGTTAAAGACTACAAGTCTATTTTACTGAAATTTTAATTATTAGTCAAGGAAAAAATTATGAATAATCATGATAATTTAATAAATCTTTTTGAAACATATATTACAGAGAGCGAAAAGTTTGAAGGTGGTAATAAATCCGCTGGAACAAGAGCTAGAAAGGCTTTGGCTGAAATCTCTAAACTCTGTAAAGATCGTAGAAAAGAGATTCAAGAATCAAAAAACGCTTAATAAATAAGCATAAACAGGTATAGAAATGGCATTATCAAAAGAAGCAAGAAGAAATGTTGAGTATTATAGCGACATCGATCTTGCTTTCATACCACATCCAGTCACTGGAAAGTTATCCAGAAAGACTAATCGTAATGCTGTAAGGCAATCAGTTAAGTCGCTCGTCCTTACAAATTTTTACGAAAGACCATTTCAACCGAATATTGGGTGTAATGTTCGTGCAATGTTATTCGAACTTTTTACACCAGCTACAAAACAAAAACTTGAAAACGCTGTAAGAGAAGTCATCTATAACTATGAGCCAAGAGCAGAAGTAATTGAAGTAATCGCTGAACAAAGAGACGATTTAAATGCTTTAACACTTTCTCTCGCTTTTTATGTAATCAATGACCCTGAACCAGTAGTTCTTGATGTAATTCTAGAGAGAGTCCGCTAATGGCACAAGCTAATACTTATCTTCAAGTCACAGAATTAGATTTTGCTGATATTCGCAGTAATCTTAAAACATTCCTAAGAAGTCAAACACAGTTTAAAGATTATGACTTTGAAGGTTCTGCTATGGCAACTCTCTTGGATTTAATGGCTTATAATACTCATTATAATGCTTATTATCTTAATATGATTGGCAACGAAATGTTTTTGGACACAGCGCAACAGCGTGATAGCGTTGTATCTCGTGCCAAAGAATTAGGATATACTCCCATTTCTTCTCGTGGTGCTACAGCTAATGTTCAACTTACGTTTACTGGTGTCAATACAGACGTTCCACGTTTTACGATTCCAGAAGGTGCGACATTTACCACAACGATCGATGATATAGCATACACATATGTTACCGATCAAGCATATAGTGTTGAGAACGTAAGAGACACATATATCAAAAACATTGACATTACTGAAGGCGAGCCGCTTACGCATCGCTTTACAGTTAGTTCTAACGATCCAGTTCGCTATATCATTCCGAATGCTGGCGTTGATACAAGAAGCATTAAAGTTCGTGTACAAACATCTTCAGCGGATACATCAAATACAGTATTTACAAAAGCCACGAATGTGACTTCTGTTAAAAGCACTTCACCTGTTTTTTATCTAAATGAAACAAACGATAGAAAATATGAATTGACATTTGGTGATGGTGTTTTGGGTAAGGCGCTTGTTGATGGAAATATTGTAATCGTAGACTATCGCATTTGTAATGGAACTGTGACAAATGGCGCCAATACATTTTCTGTTGATAGTCTTGGTGTTACAGAAGCATATACTTCAGTTTCTTTGAGTTTAAATACAGCTGCTCGTGGCGGACGTGCTCAAGAAACCATTGACTCAGTTAAATTTAATGCTCCTAAAAACTTCGAAGCGCAAAATCGTTTGGTTACAAAAAACGATTATATCAATATTATTACACAAGAAAATTCTGATTTAGAATCCGTTGTTGCTTTTGGTGGCGAAGATGCTGATAGTCCAGTATTCGGTAAAGTTTATATTGCAGCTAAACCATTCGGCGAAAGATTTTTGACGATTAGTAGAAAGAATCAAATTAGAGCGTCGATTGTAGATAGAACACCTCTTTCTATTGATCCAGTTTTTGTTGATGCTGAATATCTCTTCATTGTTCCTACTGTAAATGTAAATTATGATTTGACGACAACCACGCTTACACAAAAATCATTGGAAGCATTAGTTAAAACTGCTGTTACAAATTATTCAACAGATTCTTTGGGTCGTTTTGGGAAGAAATTAAGATATTCAAGATTGCTTAGATCTTTGGATAACTTAGACCCTTCTATATTGAATAATACAGTTTCAATTAAAATGTCTAAAAGATTTTCGCCTTCGATCACAACTACTCAAAAGGTTGCATTAGAATTTAGAAATCCAATTGAAAAGGGAACACTCGATTCTACGCAATTTACATATTCTGGCTTTACTTGCTTCCTTGACGATGACAGTTTGGGGAACGTTAATATATACAGATATACGCAAGATAAAACGAAGGTGAATGTTGTTGTGAATGCAGGAACAATTAATTATGTAACAGGTAAAGTTGAGATTGAAAACTTTGCGCCAACGGCATTTACAGGAACAGAAATTAAAGTAGATGTAATCCCAGAATTGTTAGACGTTACGCCAGTTCGTCAGCAAATATTATTAATCGAATCCAATGATATTGTTGTAAATGCTATTGGCGAGAACGTATAATGTCGGAATTAAATGAAAAGGTTTCTGCGCTGATTGAAAATCAGCTACCAGAATTTTATAAAGACGAGGCTCCAAATATCGTCGCCTTTATGAAGGCATATTATGAATACATGGAGCAAACTGGTAAAGCAGAATACACACTTCGACATTTACAAGAATATAAAGACGTTGATACAACGCTCGATGAGTATCTAGAATATTTTCGCAGAACAATCCTTCCATCAATTCCCAATGAAGTTTTAGCAAACAAGAGAATACTTGCTAAAAACATTCGTGATCTTTATCAATCAAAAGGCACAATTGAATCTTATAGATTATTATTCCGTGCGCTTTATAATGAAGATGTAGAAGTATTTTATCCAGCAGAACAAATTTTAAAAGCATCTTCAGGCGATTGGCGTGTAGAGCGTTATCTTGTATCTCAATACGATCCAAGAATCTATAACTTTATTGGTAAAACCATTCGTGGTATTGATTCGGGTGCAGAAGCGTTGATAGAGGATATTCAACGTAAGACCGTTCGTGGTCGTGATTTAATGCAAATATTGGTTTCCAATATTAACGCAACCTTTGCTGATGGCGAATCGGTTTATTTAAAATTTGAAGATCCAAATATAACTGGATTTACATTTCCAATCGATGCTGGCATTTCAAATATCACAATTGTATCTTCTGGTGCAGAATATCGCCCTGGAGATATAGTGGATATACTTTCTGATGTTCGTGGAGATTTAGGTAAAGCTGTTGTTGTAGAAATTGAAGATTTAAATGGTATTGTCGTCTTCACATTGGTTGATGGTGGTTCTGGGTATCAAGCATCAGTAAATGATTTCGGTTCTACTATTCAAATTGATGAAACAGATGGTCTTGTAGATGCTTCTTTTATTATTCGTCGTGACGATATTGTAGACACTTTTGCAATTACATTAAATCAAGAAATATTTACATCTAATACAATTTTTGGTCAAACTGCACCTGTGATCGCTCATTCTTCTGGCAATTTAAAGATGAATATTTTTGCCAATACAATTATTGGTGCACCACGATTTGGATTTAAAGAGCCAGCGGAAGAAATTACACGTGCGGCAGATTATCATGATAATGCCAATGCAATTATTAATATTGCTAACACGGCAGAAATTACTGTTGGTCAAAGCATCTTTGGTGTAGACTCAAGTGCTAATGGAATTATTTTAGATATCGTTGATAATACTGCTGGTGATTCTTGGTTTAGAATCGATGGATATAAAAACTTTTTTGATGGCGTAACTTTTGGCGTTTCTTCTGAAGATGTTAAAGTTGGTACACCAGCTGGTGTCACAGTCGGTTCTGTCGGCGAGTTTCAGAGTAATACAGCTGGATATCATGTTGCGACTATTGCTCCTATTTCTGGATCAGAAGTTTCTGAGGGTGATGAGATCGTCGGTGCCATCTCAAATGCATTTGGCGTCGTTAAGAAAATTGTCACTACAACCAGTTTGACATATGAACATAATCCAACTGCTAATACTGTATTATCAGGAACAATATCCTCTTCAGGAACAACAGTAACAGGGGTGGGGACTTCTTTCACATCAGACTTTGTAGTAAATGATGTTATTAAAGCAGGCGGTCAAACTGGCAGAAGAATTACACAAATAGACAGCGATACTCAATTAATTACTTCGGCGGCGTTTAGCCCAGCTTTAACAAGCGAAGCATATGGTAAAGGCGGAACATACCGTGATACACAGGTTATTCAGCTGACATCAAATAATGTCGCCAACACGAGCGATTACTTTGCAACTGGTCCAATGAAAGCCTTTATAGAGAATGAAGGTTTACGTC